GCAGCGGACCCCACGACATGCACAAGGCCGACACCTGCAACGACACCGCCGGGACCGTCGAACCCAGCTCCTCAGCCAGGGACTTCACGCTGATGCTGCTCACGCCGCCACCCCGCACTCGGGCAGACGGTCGCCGCGGACCACGGTCACGGGAAAGTGGTGCACCGTCGCCGAAGCTGTCGCCACGTGATCCAGCACCAGGGCGTCCGGCAGCTGGTCCGCGCGGTCGTACAGGGCGACGACCCACGCCGACCAGGCCTCGATCGTGTCCACCAGGACCACGACCGTGCCGCGGCGCTCGACCAGCTCCGTGGCCTGCCAGATCTCGGGCAGGTGCGAGTCCGCCTCCAGCAGCGACAGAAGCGCTTGCAGAGCGGGGGAGTGCGATCCGACGGGACCGCTAGGCTGAGAGGGCTGCATGGCCCGTCTCCTTCGTCTCGAACTGGATGGGTGGTGCAGTAGGGCCGCGAGTACGGGGGCAAGCCCGGAAAGCGGCCCACTTCTGTCTGTGGGTCAGGCAGCCTGCGTGCGCGGCTTGGGCACGCGGCCGGTGCGGCGGCGGGTGGCGGGGTCGACCTCGCCACGTGCGCGGACCTCGCGGATCTGGGCGGCGCTCATGTGGACGCTGCGGCCGACGCGGGTGCAGGGGATGAGGCCTCGACGGGCCTGGTCCTTGACCCACCAGGCGGTCTTGCCGAGGAGATCTCCGGACTGCTCGGCGTCGTAGAGGCGCAGTTCCGGGTCCACCGGAGCCTGGTCGCGCATCAGGGTGTAGACGATGGCGGCGATCTGGCTGATCTGGTCGGAGGAAAGGGCCGGCGGGTCGGGGGCCGGGTGCGAGCTCACAGCTTCTCCCTTGTGATGGCGGCGAGGGGCACGTCGAGTACTGCGGCGATGTCGGGGAGCAGGACGTCGCTTGCCCCGCGTTGCTCGTGCTCGATGCGGCTCATGTGGCTTGGGCTTGACTGCGTCAGTTCTGCGAGCTGGCGCAGGCTGATTCCGCGTAGTTGCCGGAACGCCTTGATGGCTGCGCCGTTCGGTGTCACATGCACAACCTAGACCCAGTAACTGAGTCTAGGCAAGCGCTTCGCTGAGTTTCGATGAGTTTGGTACGCACTCGCTGAGTTTTGGCATGGGAATGACACTCAATGCCTGAGGGTTGGTGGCATATGCCAACAACAGGGCTGTCACTCAGGCAACGCCAGTGCACATTAAGGAACGGTCAATACAGGTCAACGCGGTGTACCTGAGTCCCACTGTTGCCTCGCTGTGGGGCATCATGTGCTCATGGACAGGAACTGGCAGCGGCTGGCGGACGCCGTGCGCGACGCGCGGAAGCGTCGCGACCTGCGACAGGAAGACCTGGCGGACCTCGCCAAGGTCTCCCTCGGCTCGATCCAGACGCTGGAGCGCGGCGCCGGCTACACGCGCATGCCCCGAGCAGCCTTCAGCGTTGCGCACGCCCTCGGATGGACCACCGAATCCATCGACGCCGTCCTCGACGGCGGGGACCCAATCGACCGCGAGCGGCGAGAGGCAAGCGTTGCTCCCCCGAGTGGCAGTGACGCGACGGCCCGGCTCCCGCTGGCGGTCCGTGACGCACTGTCGGCCGGCGAGCTCGTCGATACCGAGGTCCTCGACCTCGGCCCTGACGACTCCGGCATGCGGATGATCGTCGTCGTTACCCGCGAAGAGCGGTCATCAGAGGATGTTGAGAAGATGCGCGCCAATCTGTCCCAATGGACAAAGAAGAAGGGCCAGTTGAGGCGCATCGCGTCCGACTCGGACTGAGTCACAACCACAAACCGTAATCCCGCGTGCACAAAACCTGCACAACAGCCCCCGAAGTGTGGTTGTGTATCTCCACCTGCGAGTGAGGGCCGCATGACCAGGCAAGGGGGCTGCGATGCCGTCGCACGTCCAGGTGGAACGCGTTCCCGAAATCCCCGGTGACGTGCGCTTCTTGGTACTCATCCCAGGCGCTGACGAGCGCATCCTCGTCGTGCGCGAAGACGCGCTCACCCGCGACGAGACCACTCGGCTCGCCGCCGAGATCGCAGAATGCCCCGACGTAGAGCTTCCCGGGCTGCTCCGCAGCATCCTTGCCGCCTGACCACCTGTTAGCGCTCGCAGGACGAAGGGGGCATCTGCTGTGGCATACGCCGAAAAGCGTGCGAACGGTTGGCGGGCCCGCTACCGCCTACCCGACGGCACCCTCGGCTCGGAGCCGGGCTTCGACACCAAGCGCGCCGCTGTCGACTGGGGCAAAGCCCAAGAGGTCGACATCGACCGCAACGTCTTCGTCGACCGCCGTCGCGGCGACATCACCTTCTTCCGCTGGGCCGAGGAGTGGCTGCAGTCGGTCGACGTCGAGCCCAACTCCATCGACGTCTACCGCAGGCGGCTGCGCGCGCAGATCTACCCGAAGTGGGCGAACAAGACCCTCGCCGAGATCGAAGACCAGACCCTCGTCGTGCAGAAGTGGGCGAAGCAGGTCCGCGCCGACCAGGCGCCGAACTACTCCCGCGACATTCTGAGCCTGTTTCGGATGCTCATGGACGACGCGGTCGCGGACCGGCGCATCGCGGTGAACCCGCTCCCTAAGACCAACCGGCGCCGCGGCCGGTACGTGCGCAAGGAGAAGGCCGAGAAGACATTCGGGACGCCGAGACAGGTGCTGGAGCTGGCGGAGAACGCACGCATCGTCTGGGGATTCGCTGGCTACGTGTTCATCCTGACGAAGGCGTACACCGGCATGCGCCTGGGGGAGATGTACGGGCTGCGTCGGGAGTACTGCTACCCGAACTGGCCGCTGTCGGACCCGGACCGCAAGCAGCGCGCGAAGATGGCGAAGCGGTACGGCGACCTGCCCTTGCTCCGGGTGGAGCAGCAGCACCTGTTCGAGCGGCTCGAGGAGGGGGAGAAGGGCGTCCCGGTGCTTCGAGCCCCGAAGTACGCGTCGAAGCGGACGCTGATCCTGCCGCAGTTCCTGGCCGAGCTGCTGCAGGAGCTGCTGGAGTCCCATGAGGAGCCCTGGGTCTTTCGCGCCATGGGCGGCGGGCCGCTGCTGTTGACGGACTTCAACACCTACTATTGGCGGCCCATCGTCGATGGCGCCGAGGAGCGAGTGGGCCGGTATGCCCGGCCGGCGATCCTTCCTGTCGATGGCCTTGATGATTTGGTGCCGCACGGGCTGCGTCATGGGCATAAGGCCTGGTTGGACGAGGATGGGCATTCCACCGCAGCTGTCGAGGAGCGGATGGGCCACGTGCTCCAGGGGATCATCGGGACGTACAGCCATGTCACGATTGATATGGAGAAGCGGATCGCGAAGTCCTTGCAGAAGCGGTGGAAGGACTCGCTCAAGCCGCCGAAGCAGGCGTGACCTGCGGGGCGAATGAGTCCTGCTGGGAGCAGCCTGGGAGCAGAGATGCCTTGCTGAACACAATCGAAACTCACCGAGCCCCACCGAACGCAACGATAGCGTTCAGTGGGGCTCAGTTATTGCGGGTGCCAGTGTGGTGGCAGATGCTCTGCTGGGGCCTACCTGAGTCCGTCAGGGTCGGGGTTGCTGCTGGGTGATGCAGTGGATGCCGCATGTTCTTGAGTCCATCATGATCCCCTGGGGTCCGACGGGCTGACGGGACGATGCAAACAGTGTGGTCAGCCCCCTGTAGCGCAGATTGCATTCAAGGCTGCCGCGCGTGTTCCCGTTGAGGGTCGCAGCAATTGGGAGCCGACTGGGAGCTGATCTTGAGCAGGGCCCCCGCTCGGGTGAGCGAGGGCCCTGCTTGTGCCGGCGGCGCGAGTGAGGGCCGCTCGAGACGCGAAACCGGCACGACTGTGGGGAGCGGGCCTCCTTGGGCCCGGCGAAGCGGAGAGCCAACGCCTCACTTGGCGTGTTCCCGGCTGCACTCTGCCGTAACTGGTCCAGTAGGTGCAAGGTTCAATCACTGCTGGTTGCAGGCATTTGATCGTTCACCGAACCCTAAGTGGTACGGCTCGTGCCGATACCCGCAGGTGGGGTCTGTGTCCTATGCACCTAAGGTGCGGCGGGGTCGACCCTGGGAATGGTGCTTAACTCCCGCGTTATCGAACATGCGAACGATTCAAGCAGCTTCTCGGGCCTCCGCACCAGAGGGCACCCTGGCGAGATGGATCAGAATCGGAACTTAAGTGCATCGACATTGGATCATGCTCCCGACAGCGTTGCAGGGGTGCCCTATCGTTCTGACCGTCCGGCGACCATCCGGCGCCGCGAACAGGTCGGAGACCGTCTCCGCAGTCTGAGGCGCGCACAGGGGATCTCGCAACGGGCGCTCGCCGATCAAGTCGGAATCGACGTCCGATCCATCGGCGCACTTGAGAACGGCACCAAGTCGGTGACCCTCGACGCGGTCCTCGACCTCGCCGACGCCCTCAAGGTGCCGATCACCTGGCTCTTCACTGACGACTGGTCCACCCCGGACGGGGGTGGCTCCGGGGGTGGCGAAGCGCCCTAGCTGCGCCATGGGAACGCCAGGTGAACGCCAGTCAAGCGCCAGGCGTGAGCGCGGCGCGAGCGGTTGCATGGAGCACGCCGGGGGCGCGTAACTGCATCGTGTGCGCCCTTCTCGTTGGCGACCGCAACTCGATGCGTGCTGCCTACCGGGATCTTGGGCCTGGCAAACCTGCCGCGCCGGCATGTCCCGAATCGTCAAGCCCATGCCCCTTACCGTGCACCAGCTCACGACGAACGGCGCCCGTGATGGGTGTCGCCAGTCGTCTCACCGTGCGCGTCCGGGTACGACACGATCAGCGTCGCCTGGTACTCCCACACGTCCACCGCATGCCCCGGCAGTCTCGCCCACGCGATCGAATGGAGCTCCGCCCGCGGCGACTCCCGCAGGAAGTCCGTCGCGGCCTGCAACGCATCCACCTGCGTCGAGCCGACGCACTTGACGACGGTCTGCAGGGTCGCCGACACGTCCGCACGGTCACCCGCGACGACGTACTGGACCGCGGTCCACGCCTGCTGCAAGTCGCCCACCGCGTCACGGACCAGGCCCGGCGCGGCAGGCAGCGCTGGGCCCTCGACCGGCACCACGTCGGCGCCCGTTGTGACCAGGGTCAGGTCGGCCGGCTCGTCACTCACCTCTTCCTCCTGGGTGGCAGGCCACGCCCGGGCTTCTCCGCGATCAGCTTCTCGACTCGCTTGAAGCCCTCCGGTGTGAGCTCGCCACGCTGAGCACGCTGCATCAGGTCGTCGAACTCCTGGGACGAGCGGTCCTTCGGCTCCTGCTTCGCGCTCATGCCGCCGCCCCCATGCCTCGCAGAAGGGCCTCATGCAGCGCCTGAGCGTCGACCAGGACATCCGGCTTATCCGGATCCGGAGGCACCAGCCAGTGGATGCCAGGCGGCTCTATCGTCGTCGGCCCGGGAATCCCGACGTAGCAGCCCGCGCCGAGCGCAGAGGTCCCGGCCATACTCCACGCCTCCGCCGAACCGGCGGCGACCAGGAAGTACAGGCGCGGTGCCGCAGCGACAGGCTCCCAGATGACCGGACCCGGCTCGCGGTGCGAGGCGGCGTCGAGGATCTGCAGCGCGTTCAGGCCGGGCTGCTGCGGCACAGCAATGGCATCCCACCAGCGGCCCGCCGGCAGGATGTCGAGAGTGTTCGGCCGGGGCATCCAAGGCGGCTGTAAGGCTTGGCTCGTGCGCATCGCACCTCCCTGTGACTGTCGTGTCCAGTCACAGGGTGGCGCGTTCGCAACCCCTCAACTGACACTCTTCGGTGTCAGTCCTTGACGTACGGTCACATTCCGACCCATTGGGCGTAGCTCGCCAGCGAATCCGGCGCCGACCGCCTGGCCGACAGCAGCCCCGCCACCGTGTCGCGCACCGAGGCGCTGTACTTGACCTGCTGCGGGGCCGCCTTGCGTGCCTCCTGGAGACTCCGCAGGGCCTCCTCGGTGCGGCCCGTCCACAGCTGGGCGCGGGCCACCTCGGCGCGGAAATGCGCCTGCCTGGACGCGGGCCAGTCCTCCGGCATGCGGACCGTCTTCGCCGCCGTAAGGGCCTGCGCGTACAGGTCCTGGTCGACTAGGGTGCTCACCCGGTGCGCGGCCACGTTAAACGGGCCGAACGACAGCCAGTGGACGCGCGTGGCCTCCCCGGTCGCGACGGCGAACCGCTCGGCCTCGACCAGATGCCCGGCCGCGGCGTCCTTGTCGCGGTCCCGTGCAGCCAGCACCGCCCCGCCGAGGTGGATCTGACCGGCCACCACATCCCGCACCCGGCCGGGGTCTGCCAGCGCCGTGGTGGCCTGCCCGACAGCGACGAGGCGCCGCCCGGTCCGGTACTCGCCCGCCCGCAGGTACGCCAGGGCGCGCAGGTACTGGCGGATCCCCGCGACGATCGGGTCGGAGCCGCGCTCCGCCGCCCACGCCATGCGGTCCAGGGCGATCGCGGACAGGTCCTGGAAGCCAAGCTTGGTGGCGACGTCGTAGGCGGTGCGGTACGCCGACGCCAGGGTCGCCCACGCCTTGTCCGACGGGGCCTCGTGGGCCACGCTCGTGATCTCCGTGATCAGGGCGGGCAGTTCACTCGCGGCAGTCCGCAGCTCGCCGGCCCGCACCAGCAGGCACAGTCGGTCGGCTTCCTCGACGAGCGCCGGCAGGGGGCGGGGGGCGAGTTCGGGGTCGACGCCGAGGTCGTAGACGTCCAGGGCCCAGCGGATCGGCTGCACGAGGACGTCGAGCTGGTCCTGCTGGAGTTCCCGCAGGTAGGGCTGTCCGGTGAGTTCGGTGACGGGCACGGACAGGGCGCGGGCGATGGAGGCGATGAGTGCCGGGCTTGGCTGCTTCACTCCGCGCTCGACCTGGGTGACCATGCTGGGGGAGACGCTGGCCGCGTGGGCGAGGCCGGTCTGGGTGAGGTGTCGCAGTTTGCGGTAGCGGGCGATGCGCTGGCCGATGCTTTCGAGGTCTGACGCGGGCATACTGGACTCCGTTCTTGACTCGTCATCTCGAACGGTACCGCCGCTGGTCGAGCGGTGATACGGCAATCCGCCTCCTGGACTCGGGTCCTGGGGGCGGTTGCGTGTCCGGAGCCTGGCAGACGGGGCTTCCTGTCGGAGGCGATGCGTCCATGGCAGGATGCGCCTGTCGGGCGGGACCTTGAGGATGTACTCGCCCCTGTCCTTGTGGGGGCTTGAGATGGTCATCGTCGCGCTGACGGACGAGCAGATCAGCGACCGGCTGGCCCGCGTGCCGCTGTGGCAGCGCAACGGCAACACCATCACGCGCCTGGTCGCGCCGATCCGGTATCACGCTGGCGTCGCCCTGATCGTGCACGTTGCCGACATCTCCCGCCTCACCCACCACCACGCGGACATCAACCTGTCCTTCGACGGGGTCCGGTTCACCATCACCACCCACGACGCCGGCAGCGTCCTCACCGAAGCGGACTTCCAGCTCGCCGCCCGCATCGACCGGATCGTGACCGGCCACGAAGGCGCACTCGACGTCGCCCCGCCCGCGTAAGACGAGCGCCTGCCGCCCCGTAGACTTGCTGGTGTGGCCGATACTCCTGACCTGCGGATAGCCCAGGCCAACACCGCCATCCGAGACCTCCTCCGCGCCAACCCCGACGCCGACCCGCGCGAGTACCAGCAACTCCTCGGCGAATGGGGCGACGCCGTGAAGCAGCGCGACGAAGACGGTCGAGGAGTGCTCGCGGCGTGACAGGCCGCTGACCAGCACTCGCATAGCTCGCTGAATAATCGAAGCCCGAAAGTTAAGGCGGGACGAGGTGTAGCGATCCGCGTAATTTTATTACCCCGATCGCTACACCACCCCTGTTGACCCGGAGAGCTACGCCGCCTTCGCCAGGTGGGCGGCGTGCGCGGCGGCAATCGCAGGCGTCAGCTGCCCGATCAGCACCGCGTCATCCAGGCCCATCTGCCGACGGCAGTCCGGACCCATCCCGAGCAGCTTCGACCTTGGGTCCGTCAGCGCGCGGGCGCACCAGAAGCAGCGCGTCGTCAGGCGGGCAAAGCGCTCCGCCGCTTCGGCCGGCTCGGCGGCCAGGGCGTCCCGCAGCCGCAGGTTCCAGTCGAGCAGCACCTCATGGTGGGCGCGGATCGCCGCCGCCCGACCCTCGTAGTCCTTCGGGACGTCCTTCCGGAGCAGCTTCGGCCCGTAGCGGGCCCGCGGCGGCCACGCCACGAAGTGGAACATGTCCGGGCCGCAGTCCGCTCGCACGTGCCAGTACGTCATCTGCTCGTCGGGCTGGTCCGGGTCCGGGACTGCGTAGTAGCCGACGGGGATGGTGGTCACGCTCATGCTGCTCGCCTTTGCCTCGGGAATCGGATCAGCCAGGTCGGCATCTGGGGCTTCTGCTCGTAGTGCTGGAGCCCGTACTTGAAGCTCAGCAGGTCCACGTTCCGGGTGCCGTCCGGGCCCTTGGTCAGCCATGGGTCCTTGGCGTCGAGCTGCCGGATCGCCGCGTTCCGGCAGTCCCGATAGACCTTCTTGCGCTTCATCTCGAACGCAAGCAGCAGCCGCCGAAGCTGGTCGTCGTCGAGCCGGTCCGCCGCGTCGTAGAAGCCTTGCAGCCGAGGAGCAAGATCGCTGCCAGCTTGCTGGCCCGCCCGAACGGAAGTGAGGGCGGTGGCATGTTGAACCGCCTCATCTTGCTCGCCCGTCTTGTAGAACTCCGTGTTGTTAATGACCTCCGGGAAGCTGGAGGTCCCGGTTTCCCGGACTCCGGAAACCTGGGGGTCCTGAAAACCCGTAGGTCCAGGGTTGCAGACCACACCGGGCACGTCGCACACCACGGTCTCGGTCCTCCAGCGCTGTCCGCCCGGGAGAGGGTTCGGGACGCGCGAGCGCACGTGCGCGATGTAGCCCTTCCGCTCAAGCTCCTGCATCGCCCGCCGCAGCGCATCCCGACCCTCGACGTCTGGATCGCCCGCACGCTTGGCCAGGTCGACGAGCTTGTCGAAGGTGATGTGGTAGCCGTCGGGGAAGCTCAGCAGGTCGAGCAGGAGTCCCTTGGCGCGCCAGCTCAGGGTGCGGCTCTGCGCCGTCACATTGGCGACAGGGACCCAGCCCTCGGCGGGCATCGTTCGAGTGACTTTCACCGGATGCTCTCCCGTCCACTGCACAGGACGGGGCAACGCGGGATATCGTAGAAAGCGTTCACGGACCTGACTTCCGTTGAGCCACAGCCCCGGCGATCGCAAGTCGCGCGGGGCTAAACCATGCCCCGATTCTACGCCTGTGGTGCCACGGACGGGCGTGACTGATGAATCATCACAACGCTTCCCAGCAGCCAAGTTGACCGTGTCCAGACCTGCACGACGCAGCGTGGCACCAGGAACACAAAGAAGCCCCGCCCACTGCCGAAGCAGTGAGCGGGGCTTCTTCGGTGAACGCCGAAAAGGAAGGTCAAGCGTCGATCAGCGCAGCCAGGTCCGCAGGAGTCACGTAACCGTTCCAGCGTCCGTCATCCCAGAGCTGCACGCCCGCGTCCTGGAGGCACTTGTCCACCAGGGCGGAGCAGATGAGGTGCTTCGAGCTGGCCACGTACTTGCGCAGCCACGGGATCGGCAGCCGGAACCGGTGAGCCGCTATGGCGGCGTAGTCGAGGAAGCTGTAGCCCACCCCGACGTACCCGCGCGCCGCACCCGCCACCGCGGCCCGCTGCTCGTCCGTCAGCTCCACCTTGCCCGTTGACCAGGCGATCGGCCGGCCCGCGTACTCATCCAGGCCCGCCAGGCGCGCGCCACCCGGCTCCGCCTCCACCAGCTGGCCGTCGCCCACGTAGACGAAGGCATGGTCCCAATGGCCAAAGCGACTTCCGTTCAGCCACTCGCCGACGGAGATCCAGAACCCGACCTGCCCAGTGATGGAGGTGACCGCGAAATCACCCGGCAGCGGCACGGCTGGCGTCGTCACGGCTTCTTCGGCGCGGCAGGCGGCAAGAGCTTCTCCACCACCGAGGCCAGCGCCGACAGCTGCCCCGACAGTGCCGACACCTTCGCCGTCAGCTCCGTCACCTGCCCCGACAGCACGTCGAAGTGATGGTCGCCGAACGTCAGGAACGCGTTCACAGGGGTCTGCGCCGGGTTGCCGTGCGCGTCCTTGCGGAACTGGTTCGGAACGGTCGCGGCGAGAACCGCCGCGGCGGACGCCTTCGCGATCGCGTCGATCTCCTGCTGAGTAGCCACGAAGCCCTCCTGAGGGTCTACACCGGGCCAGTAGTCGGCCACGGACGAAAGGTCATACGGGCCCGGGTCGGAGTACTGCTTCGCCACCGCACCCGGGAAGATGCTGGGGTCGCCGTCGTACTGCGCGATCCACCAGTGCGGCTCGGGGACGCCGGCCGCCTTGAACGCCGCCCGGACAGAGGGCCACGTCGAGGAGTTGCAGTAGATGGTGGGGTCGACGCCCGCGGCGCGGCGCATCAGCACCCACGGCGGGGCCTCCGCCGGCGTCGCGTCGCCGGTCTCGACATCCAGGACAACGCCCAGGTTGTGCCGCGACGACACGGCGATCTCGACCACGGTGGCGTGCGGGAAGCGAGTCCGGAACTCCGCCACGTTGTTGTAGTAGCCGTCGCCGTACCCGGCCACCAGGGTTGCCGACGCTGGGACATTGGACGCGGTCACCGCGTCATACATGGTGCGCGTCATGAGATCAGCCCCTTCAGGGAGTGCTGCGGCAGTAGAGTGGCTATGTGAGTTGCACTAGATGTGAAGCTGCGCACCTGCTCGAATGCGCCCGATGCGGGGCGCCCTTTCACCGGGGCCGACACTGGCGCTCGCGGCCCAGCCACTTCTGCTCGAATCAGTGCCGAATAGCGGGACTCAACGCTCGCCCGCGCCCGCAGAACTCCGGCACGGGTCGGCACTTGGGCCCCAAGGGCTACGTTCGGATCGTCGTCTACGTCGGCGGACGCAAGAAATGGATCATGGAGCATCGCTGGGTGATGCAGGCGATTGTCGGTCGCCCGCTCACGCGTGCTGAGCGCGTCCACCACGTCGACGGCAACCGGAGCAACAACGCGCCGGGCAACCTTGTGCTCTGCGCGAGTCAGGGCGAGCACCTGCGGCTCTACCATCCGGAGTTGCTGCGGAAGCTGGCGGCCCATCAACTGATGAGCCCGCGGACGAAGTGCTGCCCTTCGAAGTCGGACGCTGACGCGACGTGCGCGCCGCCGTGGCCTCGATGATGAAAGACGCACAGCCACTCGAGGTTCTCGGCGGTCTCCACCCACGCGCCGACCTCGTCCGGGGTGTCCACGCCCGGGTACTGGTGCGCGAGGGCCGCCAGGTCGACCTCGTTCTGCAGCGCCCACTCGATGTGCGTGTGGTGCAGCTCCAGCGGCTTGTCCAGGACGCAGTCCGAGAAGTCGGCGCGGCGCTTCCCGACCGCGCACTGGTAGATCTCGGGGTCGTCCTTCGTGGTGCGGTGGTAGTGGTCGAAGTCCCTGTAGTGAGGGTCGCCCGGCCGGGAGCCGTGCTCGGGGTAGTGCACCGTGTAGCGGTGGGATTCGCTCTGGTCGTGCGCGGCGACCACGTGGTCGGCGTCGGTCAACGAGGCCTCCGAGGGTGAGGTGGACATGCGAAAGCCCCGGCCGGCAGGCGCGGGGCGGGGAGAGGGTCAGTTGGCGGGAGGCGGTTCGATGCCGAGGTGGGCGTGGAGGGCATCGACCTTCGCGTGGAGCGAGTCCAGGTGCTCCATCCGCTCCTGATGCCGGGCCTGCGCCGCCTGCTCGACCTTCCGGTGCCGCCACTCCGAACGGACGAAGAACAGCACCGCGGTCGGCGTGCCCCAGATGACAGACGCCTCAAGGTTCCCCGTGACGTCCTGGGCGTGACGGGTCAGCAGAAAGTAGTCGTAGCGGACCAGGAACGCGATCGCGATCGTCCCGAGCAGGATCAGCCGGAAACGCTTCACCGAAGCCCCCTTACCTGGGTCCGGTCGACACGACTGCGCTGGACTTCGGCTTCGTCTTCGACTGCGTGTTCGTCGTCGCGGTCTGCGATGGCGTCGGACTCGGGGCGGGCGACGGGGGCGGCGTGCCACCGCCGCTGGTGGCCGTGCACACGTACCGCGGCGCACTCGGATCGAAGTTCGGCGCCCGCTCACAGTCCTGCGCGGTACCCGTCCCATCCGTGAACGTCCAACCCATAGGCGGCTGACCAGGCTGGCCGTCGCTTCCGTTCGATCCGTTCTGGCCAGGTTGCCCGGGAGCTCCGCTCGCCCCAGCCGGCCCGGGAACAGTCGACGCGGGCCCAGGAACCCCCTGAGGTCCCTGCGGCCCTGGGATCGGCGTGATGAGCTTCGCCGCGTCGGCTGCGATCGCCGCCAAGTCCGGCGCCGCCGCATCCTTCCCGGGCGGGCCTTGCGGTCCGACGATGCTCTGCCCCGGCTGGCCCTGGGCACCAGGGATGCCTTGGATGATGGTGGACGGCGGCGGAGCCTTCGGCGCGACTCCGTGCTGCTGCAGCTGCGTCCGGGTCTGCTCCAGTGCCGTCGAAAGCTGCCCAATCGCCGCCGCGTCCGCCGACTGCGTCTGCAACGCCTGATGCTGCGCCTGCTCGGCGGCCCGCAGCGCGTAGATTGCGAACGTCACCACCGTCAACAGCAACAGCAGGCCGACCGCGATCAGGACCGTCGAATGCCGCGGCTTCCTCGGGCGGATCGCGTCAGGAACCGTCACGAATGAGCCCCCTTCAGCGTCCCGTACGCCTGCACCGCCAAAGCGAGCACCGCCACGATCGCCGTCGCGATCACCGCCCAGCGCCCGGCAGTGAGAGCAGGCCGCTTCTCCAGCGCCTCGACGCGCCGATCCCGGGCCGTGTCTTCGCGGTCGCGTGCACGCTGATCTGCCTGATACACGTCCAGCGGAACGGACTCCGCCGCCATGCGTGTGATCCGGTTGTCCAGCTCGGAATGGATCCGGTCCGTTCGCTGCTCGTGGTCCTGAAACCGGCGGTACAGCTCACCTGGGGTGGGCTCATCGGCCACGTCGCCCCCTCACACGCTCGAGCGGTAGATCAGTTGAGCTGCGTGACTCCGGTCGGCGGCCAGTAGGCGCCGGCTGGGTAGTTCACCGTCGCGGCTGAGGTGAGCGCCGGGACGGTCTCCTCGCTGAGCAGCAGCTGCGGATTGCTGATGTACAGCAGGTTCGTTGCCCCCGGTGTGCCGGACTCCGTGGGCGCTAGTTGGGCGTAGGCGGCTGTGGCGGGGGCCTGGAACCAGTTGGTGAACTGCGTCCAGGTGGTGGCCGCGAGATTGATCACATTCGAGCTGGTCGAGATCAGTGTTTGGCTGGAGTCGTACCAGTTGACCGACAGGCTCGTGTTGGCCCAGCCGGTCGGCGAGTACAGCCATGCCACGGGCAGAGCCCACTGGGCGCTGCCGTACGGGGTTTGCGTGATCGGGATCAGCTCCGACTTCGCAGACGCGGTCGAGAACCCTCCGCTGGGGGTGAGCAGGCCGGAGAATGCGAACCCGCCGTGGGTCTGCGCTGCGGACTGTGTGATCGTGCCGTTGGTCGCCGTCCAGGGTGAGACGCCGGATGCGAACGTCGAGTTGGAGTTCAGCGGGTTGTTCGGCTGCAGGCCGATCTCGACGGCGCCCTGGAGCAGCTTGTTGACACCAGGAATCAGCGTCGTCCAGCGCTGCCACGGGGCGATTGCGCCGACGGACGTGACCTGGTCCTCCAGCAGGTGGATCAGGGTTCCGGAGGGGGTCGTGTCGTAGACGTTGATGGGTACCGAACTGCCGGCGGTCAGGGTGCTCCAGGAGTTCACGTGCCGGGCGGACTTGACCGCGTCCGCGGGGAACGAGGCGCTGTTCAGGCCGATCTGCAGGGTGTCAGTCGCATTCTCTGCCTGGAACGCCTGCATGACGATCCAGTACGGGCTGCCGTTCGTCAGGCCTGTGGCCGCGAGCGGCACGGACAGGGTTGGCACCGAGAGGAGTTGCTGCCCGTAGTACAGGTTGTTCGTGTTGTAGCCGATCAGGCTCCAGTTGCCGTTGCCGTCACTGAATGCGGAGCACGGGAGATTGAACGTGAAGGAGCCCGCGGTGACGCTGTTGCTCCACGCGGGAGCCACGCCGGCCGTGTCGACAGGCAGGATCTGGATGTTGCCGATGTCGGTCGGGCCGGCGATGTTGCCTGCCCAGAGGATGAATGCGCTGTCTGTCACGGTGCATGCCCACTGTGGGGTGAGCGCGTACGTCGGGACCGGGATCGTGGGCCCGGTCTGCCAGACGCCCAGCGACCCGTTCGCGAGGATCGGCGCGTAGTAGGTGGTGCCCTGGATCACGCTGCTCGCGTTCAAGCCGCCTGCGACGATCAGCCAGTTTCCGACGACTCCGGCGTTGGCGAAGGTCAGGGGCTGCGGAAGCGGAGTGGTGGTCTGCCACGAGCCGAGCTGGCCGTTGTTGGCGGTGTTCATGTACACGGTCGACACGGCGTTCGTTGAACTGTTCGTGGGCGTGCCGCCGATGACGTAGACGGTATTGTTCCAAGCCGCGGCCGTCGCCTGATTGATCGTGGTCGGAAGCGCAGTCTGCGCGGACCAGGCGGCCACCGTCCCGGTGGACTGATCCCAGCCGGCAACCCACACCTTGGAGGTCGGGCCGCCCGAACCGGTCTGACCGCCCGCGTACATGATCGCACCGCCGGCGATCGCAGCGGAGCCGTAGAAAGTGGCAACCGGGAGTGGCGGCTGCTGCACCGGGAGCCCGGCGCTGCCGCCGCCCAGGTACTGGACAGTGGTCACGATCGACACGGCGGTGGCTGCGGTCGCGTCGTAGCCGCCGAGCAGTACACCGTAGTTCCCGCCAGTCGTCACAGCGAAGAGCGAAGGGACGCCGTTTACCGATGCTGCAGGGCTTGTCCACGGGTTCGCGTACACGCCCCCGTAGCCCTGCGTCGTGTTGAACAGCGGACTGGCCAGGACCGGCCCAGTCGCCAGGCCAGTGGGGGCGGCCAGCTGCGCGATCGCTGCGGCGGTCAGGCGCGTCTGCGCGATCGGGGCTGTGGTGTTCGGCGCGCCGGCGCTGTCGGCGCAGAGGGTTACCAGCAGGTCGCATCCGTTGCCGGTCGACTGGACCGGCACGGTGACGCGGCCGATGGTGGTGCCACTCATGGTGAACTTCTGTGCGATGTCCTCGCTGCTGCCGGTTGTGTGCCAGGCGAAGTTGTTCTGGCCGGTGCTGGCGACAATCTGGTTGCCGTAGTAGATCGCGTTGACGCCGTGCGCGCCGAGGAGCTGGTTCAGGTGCGCGGAGCCGAGCGCGGCGTCCTGGTCCCCGGGGAATCCGTTCTGGGGTGCCTGCCAGACGGGAGTTGTCACGAGGCCTCCCTAGAAGTGCACAAACTCGACGTCCATCCAGGTGCCGTCGGTGGCGGCCAGGCCTGCCCCACTGTTCTGGAATACGAACATCTCGACGTAGTCACCGACCGCCATGCGGATCTTCACAGTGCCTGCGACGACGCTGTTCACGACCGTGGCCGACGGGTTGGGGTTGTAGCTGCGGGTGTTGGTGTTGTACTCGGTGCCGTTGTAGGCCCAGGCGACGAGCCGGTACCCGGTGGAGTTCGCGACTGTCGAGTACGCCCCGCTGAACCGGTACACGCCGGCGACCTGCGCGGTGTACCGGGAGGGGTTCGTGCCGGTGGAGTGGCCGCCCCAGTTGTCGTCCTGCGCGGTGTTCCAGGTGATTGCCGCGAAGGAGTTGTTCGGGACGGTGAACGAGGTGTTGTTCAGCGACGCGGTGGGCTTGTTGTCCCAGAACGACAGCTTCGCCAGCGCGAGGACTTCGAGGCTGCTTGCCATCTACGCCACCTTCGTCAGCAGGCTGTTGGAGTAGGACAGCGCGCGGTAGCCCTGCACGTAGCCCGAGCCCTGCCCGGCGGTGTACTGGGCGAGGGTGGAGGCGTTCAGGGCCGCGTTGTAGGTCAGTGCCTGCCAGCGGGCGCCGGAGTCCTCCCAGATCGCCGTCAGCGTGCCACTGGCGGTCTGGTCGAAGACCTGGTGTACGAAGCCGTACGTCTGCGCCGCCCACGACGAGCCGGTCGCCGACGTGCTCGCACCGCTGGCCTGGTTCGACCGGAACCACGTGTAGGAGCCCGTCGAGGCTGTCGAGTGGAGCACCAGCCAGTACGTCGTCGACGCGGTCAGGCCCGTGACCGGCAGCGGGTAGATCAACCGGTTCGTCGCCGTGCCGCCCGAAGCGAGGTTGGCGTACTCCGCCGTGACGGTGACCGATGCGAGCGCTGCCCCCGACGGGGCCCCGGCGGTGTTGGCGTACAGCGAGAGCGTTGTCGACGACAACGCGGACCCTGACGTGGTGGTCGTCGTGACCGGCACGATCACGTAGCCGATCGCTGTCTGCCCGCCCGCAGTGCTGAAGCTCTGCCCGAGCCACAGGTTGTTGCTCGACGTCGACGCGGCGCCGTTCGTCGTCTGCCCGGCCGTCTGTGTGGCCGCGTACAGCATCTGGACCTTGTGGACGCCCAGGAACGCCGCTTGCTGCGCCGCGGTCGGAAGCGACCCGGTCGTGGCGCCCAGCCAGGTTGCCGAGGTGACCATCAGGACACCGCCGCCCACCACGCTGTCGCGATCTGCGTCGACGACGACAGGGTGATGCTGCCCGGCAGGGTGGTCTGTCCGGTGCCCGAGGTGGCGTAGCGCGGGGCGCTTGCTGTCGCGCCGGCGTTGACGGTCGCGGCTCCCTGCACGGTGGCGCGGGCGAAGCCCGGCGTGGTCGTCGCCGCGTTGGCCAGGATCGCCACGTAGTAGATGCCGGGGTTGACGGTCTGGGCGGCGCTCAGCGCGGCGGTCTTCAGGCCGGTGGTGCCCCACGGGGTGGTCTGGTCGGCGCTCGCGGACAGCAGCGTGCCGGCTGAGTTGTAGAGGCCGACGAAGTTCTGGCCGGAGGTGAGGCCTGTGCCCGTCGCAGCGACGGCCACGAGGATGTTCGTGATCGTCATGGTCGTGCGCACGTTGATGCGGGACAGCTGGACGACCCCGGTTCCGGGCGTCGACGAGCCGTTCTGGGCGATCGTGTCGTACGTCCACGCCAGCAGGCCCTGGTCGTCCGGCAGCGCCGTGTTGGGCGCCGGCAGGTCGGACAGGACCGACGAGGTCTGCGTGTTCGGGTTGCCCGTCAGTCCGATGCAGCCCTTGCGGATCAGGTACGAGTTTCCGCCGCCGTCGACCCAGGGGTTGCTGATGCCCTGGAACGTGCACCCGGATACGGTCACGTTGGCGGAGGTGTCGACCTGGATGCCCGTCGCCGGGTACCAGTTGGAGTTGTTGACGTTCTGCCCGGACTCCACGTTCACGCCGGTGATGGTGACCGGCACCGTTGAAGCGGTGACCCGGATGCCGCGGTTGTTCACACCGCCGTTGCCGTCCGCGTGGAACTTCCCGCCCGAAACGACGATCCCGCCGCCCTGGGTCGCCTGCCCGGTCGCCCCGGAGATCAGCAGGCCCTCCCCGGCGTTCTGGTCCGACGTGCAGCCATCCAGCACGACCGAGCCCGCGGAGCCGCTGATGCTCCAGCCACGGCCACCGCTGGACCATTCCGCGCGGCAGGAAGTGAAGATCGTGTTGGAGTTGTTCGACAAGGTCCAGTTCGCGGCGGTGGAGCTGAAAGCCATGCAGTTGGTGAAAGTCGAGTCGGTGAAGTTCGAGAGGTTGAAGCCCAGGTTCCCGGCCGCTGTCGTCGTCACCCGGTTCCAGCGGTGGTGATACGGGAACGTGGGAACGATTCCCGGCTCCGTGACGCCGGCGATGTGCACGCCGTTGTGCGGAGCTGCATTGATGTACACGTTGTCCAGGTGCGTGTCGTACACCGGGCCGTTGAAGTAGATCCCGCTCAGGTTGGTGCTGGCGTTCAGCGAGCCGTCCAAGTAGATGTTCTGCAGGCCGCTGGACTGTGCGACGACGCTCCAGCCGCCGGGAGTCTTCGAGGCGAAGTTGACCATGCCGGTTGTCGCCCCGGGTGCCCACGACGCGGACGCGACCAGACGCGAGATCACGGACGGCTGCGTCGTTACGAGCAGGCTGACTTCAGTCTGGCCGACGAGGAATGTGAACGGCGGGATGTTGATCGGTCCCGAAATGAGGTAGGTGCCCCACGGCAGGAACACGGTCCCGCCGCCGGCGGCGTTGACGGCCAGCAGCGCGTTGTTGATGGCTGTGGTGTCGTCCGTGACGCCGTTGCCGGTGGCCCCGTAGTCCTGCGGCGTGATGAATCCGACGAGGTACGGCATCTCAGCTCACCCCCGTGAAGAAGCCGTTGGTGTAGGACAAGGTCCCCGAGGAGGTGATCGAGCTGCCGCCCTGCGCAACCGCGGTCTGCGTGACCGTGGCGAGTTGCCCGAGTGCCGTGTACGTGAACTGGGTGATCAGTGCCCCGCCGTCGTCGTAGATGGCGAGGAGGCTCCCCGTCGCGGTGCTGTCCAGGACCTGATACATCAGCCCGTACGTGGCCAGGGACCACTGCACGCCGTCCGGGGCAGTTGCAGCGCCCTGGGCCTGATTCGATTGCTGCCACGCGTAGTAGTGGCTCGACGTGCCGACCGGGCTCGCCACCAGATGGTAGACCGTCGACGGCGTGACCGTCGCGCCGAGCGGCACTGGCACCCAGAACGGGCCGCTGTACACGTACTGGCAGGACACGATGGCCGAGGCGATCGCGGACCCGGACGGCAGGCCGCCCGCGTCCGCGTACAGCCCGATGGTGAGCGGGGCGACCAGTGGCAGCGTCGGGGAGCCGCCCACGACGGACAGTTGCAGGTTGACGCTTCCGATCACGGTCTGCGTCGAGCCCGTCGTGATCGTCTGCGACAGCCACTGCGACTGCGAGCTCTGATAGGTGCCGGACCCGGTGGCCTGCGACGACACCACCAGCGCGCCGGAGTACACGAACACCGCGTTGTGGGCGCCGAGGAACTGCCCGACGCCACCCGCCTGCGTGGGCTGCCCGCTCGCTGCGGCCTGATAGGCGGGGATCTGCGACACGCCGCCCCCCTTCGGTCACATCCCGGTGATGCTCAGCGAGCACTGCAGCAGCACCGTGTCCGTCGTCGGCACACTCAGCGTCGGCGAGAACGCCCAATGGTCCAGCAAGGTGCCGGCCCCGGATGTCCCGGAGGCGTTGCAGAACACGCCGGCCTCGGTCACCGTCAGCGCGGTGGCCGGCTGCGGGAAGTAGAACAGCCACGTCAACTGCGCGGGAAGCGACGCCGTGGCCGGGACACTGGCGCCCGCGCCGACCGAGGTCCGCGACGCCTCCACTGCGAGCGCCGTATCCGACGCTGCCACCGTGACCGGTGCGGTTCCGGTCCCGATGGCGCCCCACAGCGGCGTCAGGTACGTCGGGGAGGTGACGCCCAGGTTCGCGGCCTGATCCTGGATTCCGGCCCACACGAGCGCCGCTGCCAGCAGCGTCACCCCTGCGGTGCACATGATGTTGTCGCCCGCGCGGTGGCCGTGGACCTGCTCGTCCGGGATGGCGAGCCGGCCCGTGCGCTGGAACTCTGACGTGATCTGCGGCCGGTGCTCTGCGAGCCACTCGGCATCGACCGTCGTCAGGGCCAGCCGGCCGTGGAAGCCGACCAGGCCGTCGCCCGGAACCATGGTCACGCCCATACGGCCTGCCCCCACTGCGTCTGGTCCCAGCCCGCCGGAGCGCTGTGAGTCGCGGTCATGGACCCCGAGACGGTGGCGTTCTCGTCGACCTCCGCGAACCCGGCCAGGCCGTTGATCGTGGTCGCACTCTGGTCCTGGGCGGACTGTTGATTCATCGCGCCGAGCAGGTCCGGGAGCGTCGTAGGCCGCAGCACGCCAGAGCCGAGTGTCGAAGCCATTAGCGTCCCCCTAGATCCGTACCGCGGTGAGCTGCATCGACCGGTAGCCGCCGAACCCGAACGAGACGCTGTTCCCGGTGATGATGAACGTGTCGGAGACGCCGAAGACGTTGTTGTTCTGCGCGTCCGGAACGAACGAGTTGACGATGGTGCAGGTCTGGCCGGCGCGGATCCACCCGAACCACTCCGGGGTGGTGGAGAACGACATGCGTTCCACCGCGAAGGCGTACTCCGTCCGCTGTCGCATCGCGCGGGCGAGAGCCATCGGGGCTGTCGTCAGCGACGTGTCGAGGATGTACTCGGTGAACACGCCGCCGTTCGGGCCGTTGTAGAGATGCTGCGAGGGGGCGTCGTTGGCTCGCATCACGATCGGCACCAGGTACGAGTACCAGATCTTGATCTTCACTCCGGCGGACGGTGCCGCCACAGTGTTGGTGAGGAAGAAGCCGCCGTAGGCGTTCTGCTGGATCTGCCACGTCCCGGTGCCGCTGGCCCCCGCATTGACGATCGTGACGGCCTGCTGGATGCCGTTGACTTTCAGGACCGGGGATCCGGTCACGGTGTACTTGAGCGGCCAGGACGTCTGGCCGCCGTTGCCGATCCACGTGTCCGTCGGGGTGCCTGTCACCGGGCCTGCCGCGATCGTCTGGTTCGCGCCCTGCACCAGGATCCGGTTTCGGATGCTGCCCCCGTCCCACTGGTACGTCGAGGCCTGGTCCCAGTCGAAGTGGGCCTCCGTCAGCGACCCCGCCCCCGAAGCGGTCGGCGAGGTCGTGAACGTGACCCCGCTGGGGAGTGCGGTCGTGGAGTCGTAGAAGTGCAGGCGGCGGAACTCGTCGACGTACCAGCCGTACGGGGTGACCTGCGCGGCAAGCGTGGCCAGCTTCCGCCACGCATCGGACAGGGTGGTGTAGTTCAGCACGAAGGAGGCGACGGTTGGCCCGGGGGCGACGAACCCGCCGTTGCGGACTGTCGCCGCGCTGATGCCGCAGTTCGCCTGCTGGGTGAGCGACACGACAATCTGGTCGATCGTGAGGCCGTTGAAGACGCCGTGGACGATCGCATTGTCCGCGTAGAACGTGTAGTCGGTGCAGGCCAGCACCCACTCGTTGCGGGTCACGGCGACGGGCACTACCTGCGGCACGTTGCAGACCCCGGCGAACAGCGTCTGCCCGGCGGTGTTGTCGACCAGCTTCACCAGCGACATCGGGGCGATCACCATCGACGGCCCCGACTGGCCGGGTTGCGACCAGTCGTCGACCAGTACGAACGTCGCCGTGTCGCCCTGTCTGCCGAAGTTCTGGCTGATCGCGATCTGCGACGACGTCCCCGAGAACCCGAGCCGTGTCGTGTAGTTGACCGCGGTCCCGTTCGGCGGCGTAACGGTGAATGTGAGGTTCGGCGGGGCAGGCGGGGACACGGCACCCCCGCTCACCCGTTGGTTGCGACTCCATTACGAACAGGGTCGACACAGGCACGGCGGGTGGGAGACTGCGCGGCATGACAGCGACGCCCCCGCGGCCACCCCTCGGCATTCAGGTGAAACTCAAGGACGATCAGATCGTCGTCGGCTCCCTCTGGCAGAAGTGGGCCGCACCCCTTGCCACCGTGACCGTGCAGGCCCTCGACAATGCCGGGGCGAAGAAGCGAGTCGTCACGCTTGTCTTCTCCGCTCCGGACGGTGCCACGCGGCAGCGGAGGGTGGACCCGGCCTTCGCCGACCGGACGGTAGCCTGGGCAGCCGCTTTCAATGCCTGGCAGCAGGCCGTCCACCCGCGCTAGTACACAGTCGCTTTGTGGCCAGCGGAGGTGAACTGCTTGACGACTTCCTTGCCGAGCGTGCTGGCGAGCTGCGTCATCGCGGACTGGTTGGCGACAACGGCATTCTTCAGGTCGACCTGAACCACGACGGTCGTCCCACGGCCTGCCCCGCCGAGCGCCGAGAAGCCGCTGCTGGAGACGGTCCCCGTGAACGCACCAGACACGGCGACCTGGCCGGCTGCGGTCAGGCCGTTCGAGAGGCGCTTCACGGCGTCGTGCGCGACCTGCGCGTGCTCGTCGACGCCAGCGGCGATGCCGTGCGGGATCCACTTGCCGATCTCGTCGGCGAACCGACGCGACGGGGAGCCGATCCCCAGGGCCGACTTCGCGGCCTTCAGGGCGTCGCTGGCCAGGCTGGAGACCTGGTTCATGAGCCAGCTCGCGGCGCCGGTGAGTCCGTTGATGATGCCCTGGACGATGTTCGTGCCGATCTGCACGAACTTCCCGATCCAGCCGGTCAGGAAGTTCCAGGCGTCCTGAATCGGCTTGATGATGTACGTCTTGACCAGGCCCCACATCGTCTGGACGACGGACACGATGCCGTTCCACACACCTGACATGAACGACGCGATCTGGTGCAGTCCGGGCTGGATGAACGCCCACACCGCCTGGATCGGCGCGATGACGTAGGTCTTGAAGAGGTTCCAGGCGGCCTGCGTCGCGGCCGTGATCAGATGCCACACGCCGACGAAGAACCCGGAGATCGCGTTCCACACGGTCTTCGCGGTGTCGAAGATCGCCTGGTGGGTGTGGTTCCACAGCGCGACGAGGATCGCGATGGGCGTCATGAAGATGACCATCAGGAGTGGCCACCACTTCTGGAAGAACCCCGAAATGCCGTTCCAGATGGTGGTGGTGACGGAAGCGATCGTGTTCCAGACGCCGGAGATCACGCCCCACACGGACTGCACGACCGCGGAGACCGCGTGGAAGACGGTCGAGAACACGTTCCCGACTGAGGTGACCGCGGTCACCAAGGCGTTCCAGACCGCCTGCAGGACGTGCCAGGCGCCGGTGACAATGCCCGAGACTGCCTTGAAGACGGTGTTCACGATGTCGTGGAACGTCTTGAAGTGCGTGTACGCGTAGATCAGCCCGGCGACCAGCGCGGCGATCGCGATCACGATCAGGCCGATCGGATTCGCGTCCGCCTCGGCATCGAAGGCGAGCATCAGTGCGTTGATCGTGCCCTGGATCGCCGCCCAAGCCTTCAACGCGCCGACAGCGAGCATGATGCCGCCCGCGACCGAGGCGATCAGCCCGACGATCTTCTGGTGCTGGGAGATCCACGTCGCCATCGGCCCGACGACCTGGGCGACTTCCTTCGCGATCGACGTGACCGCCGGAAGAAGGATGTTCCCGATGGTGATCCCAGCCGCGTTGACCGCGGCCTTCGCCTGGTTCATCTGGAACGCGAACGTGCCCTGCAGCGTCGAGAACCCGGACACGTTGCCGTGCGCGTCAGCAGTCGCCTTCGAGATGCGGGCGATGGCGTCGGAGGTCTGCTTGCTGTTCTCCCCGGTCGTCATCAGGGCGACGTTCAGACCCGACGCGGAGCCGGTCAGCTTCTTGAGCGCATCGACGTAGGTCTGTCCGACCTTCGGTGCTCCCGACGCGGCGACTGTCGACAGCCACTGCAGCGTCCCGCCCAGGCCTTGCGTAGCCAGGTGCTGCTGCAACTCCTGCGAGTTGATGCCAAGGAGCTTGAACTCCTTCAACATCGTCCCCGTCGGGCCCTCCAGGTTCCGCAGGGCATTCGCCATGTTCATCGACGCCCGTTGCGCCGACATGCCGTGCGACGTCATCGTCGCCAGCACCCCAGACACGTCCGCGAACGACAGATGCACGGCAGAGGCCTGCGGCAGAATGTTCGCCATCGCGGCCGACATCTGCTGGAAGTTCGCTTTACCGGACGAGACAGCGGCGACGAGCTTCGAGGTGTAGTCCGCCGCCTGGCCGGCGCCGAGGTGGTAGTCCTTCAAGATGTCGGTGACCGCGTTCGACACCGTCCCGAAGTCAGAACCCTCCAGCGCCGCGCCCTCAGTCGACGCCCGAAGAACATCCAGGCCACCGTGAGCAGCGTCGTAGCCAGCTGCCTCGACCGTGTACATAGACTTCGCCAGTTCGGCCGCCGACGTGCCCGTCTGCACCGAGATCTGCAGGATGCCCTGCTGGATCTTCCCGAGGGCCGACGGCGCCTCGCCTGCAGTGGTCACCAGACGCGTCGTGAGCGTCTGGAAGTTCGCCGCAGCTTTCACGGACTCGTAGCCGATCGCCGCGACCGCCACCGCGCCGACGGTCATGGCCTTCGATGCCAGCCCGGAAGCGGTCGCCGTCTCCCCGGCAGCACGCCCCACCCTGGCCTGCGCCGCGGCCGAGGTGTCGGCAACCGCGGCGGCCTCACCGGTCGATGCCGCTGCAGCCCTGGCGGTGTCCGCCTGCAGCTTCTGCGCGTCGGCCACGGCCTTGGATGCCGCAGCCACACGCTTGTCAGCGGCAGCCAGAGCATCAGATGCCTGCGCCAGCTTCGCCTCGGTGGCGACCGCATCCTCCATGCCCGCCGCCGCACGGGCCTGGATGTCGAGGAGCTCCCGCTCCGCCGCCGCCTGCTCCTTTGTGGACACCGCCAGCTTCGACTGGGCTGCCTGCAGTCGGGCGTCGGCGACCTCCACCGCGTCGGCGCCCGACGCGGTCTGCAGCAGGGACTCGTCGATCCGCGCCCCGGCCTCCGCGGCAACGGTGGCGGTCTTCATGGCGGTCTCGGAAAACCGGTTCAGGCCGACGTCCATCTTCTCCAGGACGGACGACATCTTGTCGTAGGCCTCGAACACGGCCATGACCGTGAATGCCTCACCGAACCCCGCCACGAGAAGCCCCCCTCTGCTTGTCTCGGAGGGCTTCCTCGCGCTCGATGAGCTCGATGATCTTTACGAGGTCGCGGACCTCACGGTCCGGAAGAGCAGCGAGATCCTCACGCCGCAGGCCAAGGTGCTTCCAGAACCTGCTCAGCACCAGGAACGTCGACAGCTCCGGCGGCGGCGGCGTCACCCCCGGCGACCTGATCGCCCCCGCCACCCGCTGCAGGAAACTGGGCCTGCTCCTCCTTCGAACGCGGCCCGTTCAGCCGCTCCACCTCGCTGTGCAGCAGCCCGAACACCTCGTCGGGGAGCCGCCGGATCGACTGCATGTTGATCGGCCACACCGTGCCGTTGTCGTCGTCGAGGTTCCAGTCGAGGACCGCCGCCAGGACCAGCTCGGACTTCTGCTTGAAGACGTTCGGAGCCGGCTGGGGCTTCCCGTTGACGAGCTCCATTTCCTGCAGGGCCACGTGCGCCTTCTCGGTGGCCCCGTGCGAGAGGTAGTTCTTCAGGTCGACCCAGTACTCCTTGGTGGGATCCGGGTGCTGGATCGGGACGCGGTGCGTGCCGTCGTAGGCGGACAGAAAGCCCATGGGTTGCTCCGAGGGTGAGGGTTGTGGGCATGGAAAAGCCCCCAGGTGCGGTGTCGCACGGGGGCGGACGGTCAGGCAGGTCGGCTAGTAGCCGAGGTAGGCGTTGTTCACGACCGTGGCCTGGATCGTGTACTGGCTGGCGCCTGTCTGGGGGCGGGAGGCCTCCCAGGTCATGGCTTCCAGGACGACGTCCTCGGGCTTGGGGTCGATGGCGGTCTTCGACAGCACGATCTGCGGGCACGTGATCGTGATCGTTCCGGCCGAGGCAGGGTGGGTGAGCGTCATCGTCAGCACGCCGACGCTCTGGTTGATCAGACGGGTGAAGTCGCCGTAGGTGGCGTCGTCGAAGCTCGACCACACCATGTCGAGGGTCCCGGAGACGTGCAGCCCGTTGCTGGTGATGAAGGACGGACCGTGGAACCCCGAGTAGGTGTACGTCTCCTTCAGCATGTTGTCGACGTTCAGGACCAGGTTGGCGGCCTCGTACCTGCTCGTGCCGAAGAAGGACAGCGTCCCCTCGGCGAACACGAACGGGTTCTCGTTCGCGATGCTGGGCGTCGACGGCGTGTCCAGCACCAGCACGGACTGCGCCATGATGTCCGCGGTGATCGCGCAGGCCTCGTTGCCGACCGGCATCTTCATGTCGAGTTTGTTGACGCGGCAACCCGCGTACTGCAGCGACTGGCGGGTCGTACCGCCGGCGTTCTTCTCGATCGTCATGCTCGGCAGCTGGTTCTGCTGCACGATCGTGTGCGTGTACGGGGCGATGACGCCCTTCACCGCGGCGGCCGACAGGTGCGAGTACGTCAGGGCCTGGTCGAGCGTGAAGGTGTACGGGCCCGCGCCGGTGATCGAGAGGATCTTCCGGCACTCCGCTGTCGTCGTCGGCCCGGTGCCGTTCACGTCGATCTGGATGACCTGGTTCGTCGCGAAGCCCGTCTGGGACGCGACGCTGATCGTGGTGGCGTTCGCCGACGAGCCCGCAGACAGGGTCGTGGTGCCGGTTCCGGTCGTGCCCGTGACGCCGGCACCAGCCGAGGCGTCAGCGCCGATCGACGCCACCAGCAGCAGCATCGCGTTCGACGGGAACAAGGGGGCGTCGATCGCGCCGACGTTGTGCTGCTCGCCGACCAGGTTGTAGACCTGCTTGTCCCGCAGCGCCATCATCACGTGCGGCGAGAACCAGCCCGGGTCCGTGCCCAGCGTGTTCGCGGTGTCCGGCAGGTACGCCGCCGCCGCCTCCGGCGTCCCGTACGCCGCCTCCTTCGCCAGACCGGTGAAGGAGAGGCCACCAGGCGCCTCAGTGATCGTCGGGTAGGAACCCACGGTTAGACCTCCTCGGTCACGTCAGCGGCCGGTTCTCCGGCAGGCTCAGGGGTGGCCGACTTGACGGCCTTGCCGCGGCGCGCGGGCGCCGCAGGGACTTCCTCGATGTCCGGGCGCGCCAGCAGCACGCCAGCAGTCGCCTCGTCGTCGATCTCGAACTCGTCGCCCGGTTCGACCTCCAGGCCGAGCACCACGAACGTCACCGGTGTCTGGCCGGCGTAGCGGAGCCTCACGGCACCTCCAGGGGGTCAGGGCTTCAGGGCGGCGGCCATCGCTTCGCGAAGGGCTGCCTGGATCGCCGGGCGCAACGGCTCGAGGGCGCGCTGCACGAAGTCGTTGGGCTTCGTGCCGGGGTGGTGCACCACGGCGACGGGATGCTGGGCGCCCTCCCAGAACAGGGCCTTCGCGTTCTTCGGGCGGATGTCGTGCGCCGCGGTGCCGTCGATGACGAAGCGGGCGTAGTCGACGGCCGTGAACGTGATCTCGGCGCGCGTCGCGAGGACCTTGGTGCGGTAGCGGATCGACTTCTTCAGCGTGCCGCCGTGGTTGGGGCTCACCGGGGCTTTCGCCTGGAGCGCGGTCTTCGCGAGCGGGCCCACGAGCCCCGCCCACTCCCTGGCCGCGGCCTGCCACCCAGCCCGGCTCACACGGAGGCTGCTGGTGCCGCTCACCTTGACCGTGAACGTCACGCCTGCACCTTCTCCCCGACATCGAAGGTCAGCCGGGCGGTGTAGTAGAGCATCCGCTGCGTCTGCGGGGTGTGGACCGCGTCGTACTCCATGCGGAAGTTCTCGCCGACGTTCCACAACTGCGTCGGCCCGGGCGGGTTGACGGTCTGCCCGGTCGGGATGCCGTTGGCGTCGATGAACAAATTCACCGGCGACGACCAGACCTGCGCCATCACCGCGTCCAGAAGCTGCGGGAACACGGCATCGGAGTTCGCAGAGTTCGGGTTCGTCAGATAGACGACGTAGACGCTGATCTCCCAGTCCAGGTTCTTGAACCCAGACTGCCCCGGCCTGCCGCGCGGGCCCGTCTGGCGGTCCACGCGGAGCTGACCGCCCCACACGAACGCGACCGGACCGTTCAGGTTCTGCAGCACCGGCGGCGTGACCTGAGCCTTCAGCAGCTGCGACGTCTGAGGGACTTCCAGCCCGTCGAGCAGCCCCGCTATGTATTGCTGTGTCGAGTAAAGCGGCACTCGAACCACCGCATTTCACCTAGAATTGAACGGTGAACTGTTCAGTCGAGAGTTGCGCCCGTGAGGCTGTCTGCCGGACCTGGTGCCGCATGCATTACCGGCGATGGCTTAAGCACGGCGATGTTCTGCGCCTGGAGCCTTCGCGATGGCATCCGGCCGATACGCACTGCATCATCGAGGGATGTCCGAAAGTCAGGCTCGCCCAAGGTTGGTGCGCCATGCACTACCGGCGCTGGCTGCGGAATGGTGACCCGCTCACCATGAGGCGTCCCACCCCGGGATCGCTGACCTTGGAGCAGCGCTTCTGGTCGAAAATTCGCAAGACTGAAACGTGCTGGATTTGGACAGAGCCTGTGACCCGTGAAGGGTACGCAATATTCCAGATCTCCCGAGGTCATGGCGTCCTCGCACACAGGTTTGCCTATGCGCTCAGCGTTGGGCTAGGCCTCGGTGAAATGGAATTGGACCACGCTTGCCACAACCGCGACTTGGAATGTAGGGCCGGTAAATCCTGCCCCCATCGTCGGTGCGTCAACCCGGCGCACCTTGTGCCGGTTTCTCCTGGCGACCACCGTCGAACCGGTTGGGAAGACCGGCGACTGCGCTACGGCACGAAGTAGCTTCACCAGGCCTTCGGGGCGTTCACCGTGCGGGTGTGGACCTTCTTCTCGCCCACCGTCTTGTCGTGCGGCTGCTTCGCCTTCGCGTGCCGCGTGTTCTTGCCGCGCTTGGCCTGGTGCTCACCGCGCCGGCCGGACCTTCGAGCCATCGGTTGCCTCCTAGAAGATGCGCCGGAACGGCTGCAACAGGACCTCGTACTCGGTGATCAGGTCCTCGACGCCCTTGCCGCCCTCGCTGACGGAGCCGGGCATCGTGGCAATCGAGATCGACGTGATGCCCGCCTCCAGGACCTGCGCTGCCGCGGCGCAGGCCGCTGCCCAGATCACGTTCGCGGGAAGCGACGACACCACCACACCGGCGGCGTGAGGGTTCGACAAGCCAGAGGACAAGGTGATGGTGCCCGGCCCAGTCTGTGCGGTGCCGGCCCCGTTGGGCAGTACGAGAGGGCTCGCCGCGGCCACCGACAGGACGCTGACCGGCTCGGTCAGGGCGCCGTCGTAGACGAACGCGTTCGCGCCGGCGTATCCGGTGACGTCGTCGACGTGCAGCACCGTGTCGCCCGACGCCGCATTGACTGTCAGGGACGTGTGCGGCCAGCCGTTGGTGTAGGACACCATGACGCGGGTGGTGTTCCGGCCGCACGCCAGCGGCGGGATGTAGCCGGGGGCGACCTGGATGGACGCGCCACCGTCCGGGACGGTCGCCGACGCGGTGTCGGTCAGGTTGTTGATCAGCGGGTGCTCGATGTCGTACAGCCCGGCCGGGACCGTCGACCACGATCGCGGGAACCCCCGCAGCGGGGCCGTCTGCACGGCCAGGATCTGCGTCACCGGCCAGCGCCGCATCACCAGCCGCCCAATGGCCGTCCCGGGGACGGATCCGACCCGAGGCGAGCCCGGCCCGGTCAGGTACTCCGTGTCGACGGTCGCCCGCAGCACCTGGTTGCAGTACGTGTCGATGATCGACGTGGCACGCCAGCAGATGTTCGTCAGCTCCGCGAACTGAGACTCACTGTCCGCGTCCGGCTCCGGGATGATCTCCCAGCTCGCACCCGTCGGGGCGTTCTCCAGCATCGCGACCGTGATGTACGGGGTACCGAGCGCCACAATGCCCCCTCATCAGAGCCGGAACCTGCAGGGCACGATCGGATCTACTCGGCCGGCTTGGAGGCGGCGCGCTTGCGGGTCTGCTTCGCCACCAGGCCAGGCGAGTCCGCCGCCGAAGCCGCAGCATCGACCACCGGAGCGGCAGGCGCGGCCACAGACTGGGCCGCCTTCGCCGCGTTCAGGATCTGCTCCACCGCCGACAGGAGCGTCGCCGGATCCTTACGCCGCTCCAACTCCTCGCTCATCAGCCTGCGCTGACGCTCGATGTCCGTCTCCCACATCCGCTGCCCGCGCACCGCGAACCGGTGGAGGCGGTCGGACAGGTCGTCGGGGAAGTCGAAGCCGCCCTGCGCGTCGGCCTCGTAGATGCGGCCGGTGTCGGGGTCGGTGAGCGCGGTCGCGCCCGTGCGCGTGTACAGGCGCATGCCTGCTCTCCTTCAGGATGTGAGGGTTGATTACGCCGTGGCGTACATGTAGAGGGCCGGAGTCACGGTCGACGGCGTTGCGTACACCGTGCTGCCGTCCGTGCCTGGCGCAGTCAGCGACGCCGTGGACGGGCCGCCGAGGATCGGGCCAGGGGCGTTCGCCCCCGTCACCAGCTGGATGATCGGGGAGAAAGTGGGCGCGAGGATACTTGGCTGCGTACCCGCGCTTGTCGCCACCATCAAACCCAGGTAGTAGACGCCGGTGTACGGCGCTACATACGGCGTTACCACCGGCAGCAGCTGCCACGTCGACGCCGGAATCGGCGCCGTCAGCAGGTCCGCCGTGTGCGCCTGCTGCGTGAACGTGTTATCGAGCAGCACGGACCACCAGTGGACCGGGTTCACCGCAGCCTGACTACCCGTACACCAGCCGATATGCCCGATCGACTGCCCCGCAGCAATCGACGCCGACATGATCACCAGGGTGCCCGACGCCGGAGACGTCGTACCCGCAATCGTGTACCGGTGCGACGTCTCACACACCGCACCGGCAGACGCCGACGACTGCTCCACCGACGGAGAAATCATCGAATGCGTCACACCCAGCGGATCCACCACATACGGGGCACCGGCAATCGCGTACATCGTCGCCTGGCCCGCCACAGCCGCCGGCGCCGGTTGATTCGCCAAAGCCAGCGGCCCCGTCATCTTGCCGCCGCTGTCCTGCACCGACCGGTCGTAGGCGGCGATGATCCCGTCGTCCCTGTTGTTACCCACAAGAAGCCTCCACAGAAAGGAGGCCCCACGGCCTCAAAGGGATCACGCACGGGCTGGGCATGGCGAAGGCCGAGAGCGGGAAGCCCTCGGCCTTCGGGTGGTGCAGGCCAGAGCTAGGCCACGTTGCCGAGAACCGCCATGGCGACCGGGGCGCGATTCAAAAAGGCCCCGACGCTTCGGATCTCGAATTCGCGCCTCGGGCCGCCGCCGAGGGTGTTGGCGACGCGGCTGATGCCGTAGTCGAACTGCGCGGTGTCTCGCAGGGCCCGGTACTCCAGCACGCTGGAGATGTTGGCCTGCGGGAAGGGGACGCGGTCGGTGCGGGCGATGATGGTGCCGGGCGGCAGGGAGACGTGGACCTCGATGGGGACGGTCACGCCACCGGCGGGGGCGTTGACGATCTCGCCGACGCGGCCACCGGCGGTGGTGCTGATACGGCCGGAGGCGTCGGTGTTGAGGAACGTGGTCGCGGCGGAGGTGCCCAGGACGAGGTTCGCGATCTCCTGCGCCTGAGCCGCGTTCATCATGAGCGCGGTCGGGGAGCACTTCACCTGGTTCCACAGGGGAAGGAAGATGTCGTTCTCGATCTCGTTGACGGTGCCGCCAGTGAGGGTCAGCGCGGCGCCGTCGAGGCTGTTGAAGATCGACGGGTTGGCGGTGCCGGTGCCGGGGGTGCCCCACTGGCCGGTGCCGTTGTAGTCGCCGGACAGCGACGCGAGGAATCCGTCGTAGTCGTTGGCGTTGGCGGAGCCGTTGTCCGCCGCGGTGTTGATGGTCGGGACCGCATTCGCGGTGCCCTTCCACGAGGTGGAAAGGTCGGGCACGGCATTCCCGGACGGAAGCGCCTGGTTGGAGGTGATGGTCTTGGTGACCGTCACGGTGTTGGTGGTGGTGGTCGTGTAGTAGAACCACGTCGAGCCGTTGGCGCTGTAGAACCAGTCGTAGCAGACGGCACCGCGGACGGCGGTGACGGTCGCGGTGACGGAGTTCGCCGACCCCGAGCCGAACGTGGAGACGAGGCTGCTGGTGCCCTGGCTGTTGCCGGACCCGTAGTAGTAGCCGGAGCCGGTGCGCGCGGCGACGCCCACGTACAGCGACACGGCGCCGATGGTGCCGCCGGTGGCGTGCTGGGTGACGACGGGGGCGGCCGGGGCGGCGAGCGCGAAGGACTGGGCGCCCATCAGCTTGCGGTCGTCGCCGATGAGGACCTGGTTGAGGGTCTGGAACGTCTGGATGGCGTACGGGTCGCCGTAGCCCTTGGCGAGGTCGAACGCGTCCTGGGTGACGAGGCCGGCGAACCCGGTGGGCTTGTAGCGGGCCTGGAAGTCCTGCTCCAGCATCTGGACTTCGTTGGCGGCGTAGTCGAAGCCCATGGAGGGGTCGGGCTGGCTGTTGGTGAGGTTCATGATGGCGCGCCACACGGCGAACGGGTTGCCGTCCGGGCTCTGCTTGCGGGAGACATGGTCGCGGAACGGCGTGACGACGGGGATCAGGGAGACGAGCTCGGAGAGGTCGTAGCTGTAGATCCCGGTCGATTCGAGGATGCCGGTGGTCTGGGCCTTCATGATGGCGCCGAGGGTTTCCTCGGTGACGTTGGCGAGCGGTGCGCTCATGGGGTTGCCTCCTGGGCATGGGAAAGCCCCCGGGCGCTTGGCGCTTCTCGGGGGCTGGGTTTCGGGCTGTTGGGGCGGCTAGCGCCGCTGGTGGATCGCCTGGAGCGCGTCGATGGCGCTGGCCTGCATGTCCTGGGCGATGCGGTTCTGCTCGGTTGCGTCGGCTGCCTGGTAGAGGGCGGCCTTCTGCACGCGGGCCTTGGCGACATCGATCTGGTTGCCAGTGCCTCGGTCCATGCCGCGCAGGTCGCGCGGGGGCTGGGCTCCGTTGGTGAACACCTTGGGCTGGGCGGGCTGCTCCTCCAGCGTCCCGATGCGGCCCTGCAGCGTCTTGACGAGGTCCGCCAGTTCCAGGACTGCCTCGGCTTGCTTGGTGAGGACGGTGTTCTGGTTGGCGCTGTGCTCGGTGAAGGCGCTTTCGACCGCGGCGAGGAGGCTGCTCTTGAACATCTCCGTGTCGCTGTTGGTGGTCTTGGTGATGGCCTCGTCGTCGGGGACGGCGTCGGCGGGGGTTCCGGCCTCGGCGGGGGGTTCCGGCTGGAGGTCGGTGGTTTCGGGGGCCGGGGCCTCGGTGGGCTCGGCGGGGGTGTCGTCGCTGGTGTCGTCTTCGTCGGCGGACGCACCGGACACCATGGTGATCTTGGAGGGGTCGACGATGCCGACGAGCTTCCCGTTGGCGTTGAACACGGCGACCATCTCCGGCTTGTCGCCGTCGGCCTTCTCGACGTCGGACACGACCTGCCCGGCGACGGGCTTCGGGTCGGCCTGCTGGGTGCCCATGGCGGGCTCCATGCCTGCGTCGGCGGTGACGTCGGCGGAGACGGTGGGGGTCGGCATGTCGGGCTCCTCGTTGGCCGTCTTCGCGACCTCGTCGGTGGTGGGCGCCTGCGGCAGCGACGCGAGGACCTTCTGGAGGGACTCGACGGCGCCGCGGATCGCGGCTTCGTTGCCTGCGGACAGGACGCGTCCGGCCTTCGCGATGGAACTGAGGGCCTCGATGGTGTCGAGCTGTCCGGCGTCGAAGTCGTGGAGGGCCTTGCCGACCATCTGCATGTCCTCGGCGCAGTCCGCTTCGGCCTGCTCGGCAACCGCGAACGGGGCGAGGACGCTGATGGCGTAGTCGAGGGCGCAGCACGCGTCCTGAAGGTCGAAGGCGTGCTCCATGTCGCCTTCGTCGCCGGCGGCGGCTTCGAGCATCTCCCGCTGGGCGAGCATGTCGACGGCGGCCTTGGCGCGGGCGAGGATGCTGGTCCACTTGCGGGCGGTCGCGGCGTCGACCTCTTCCCAGGCAGGCGAGCCGGGGTCGGTGTCCATGCCAGGCGCGTCGCCCGCGGTCTCGGCCAGCATCATCGTCGGGTCGAGAGCGTCGTCGTCCATGTCCATCTCCTTCGCGACGTCGCCCTTGAGCGACCCGTCGGCGTTCCAGTTGTCCGGGATCTCGGACTTGGCGCCGAGGGCCTTGGCTCGGGCGATGACGTGGCGTCGGATCGCATCGTGGTCGGCGCCGCCGCGGCCGACAGCGCGGATGGCCCGGGTGAGGTCTTCCTTGTCGGCGATCGGGTAGGACTCGTCGTCCATGGCGGCGCCTGAGGCGGCCATTCGGCGCAGGTCGTCCGCGTCGTACTTCGCCTTGGCGACAGCCGCCTCGTGGATGAGCTTGAAGATCGCAGCGGGGCTGCCGGTCATCGTCACGGTCTCCTCCCGCGGGGGCTCGGGTTCGGCGGCCTGCTTGCCGATGAGGCTCCGAACGAGCTCCGGGGAGAGCAGGCCGGGGGCCCCCTGCGCCTTGGCGATCAAGAAGCGGGTGCCGTTGGCCGCCTTGTCCACCAGGTCCACGCGCGGGATGTCGGCGTCGACGAGCTCGGTGAACTCGTCCTCAATGGGTGAGGTCATTCGGTGCTCCGTCGTGTGAGGCGCCGCGCCATGCCCTGCGGCGAGAAGCCGGTGACCCGGCCGGACTTGTAGAGCTCCCAGGCGCGTTCGTCGAGGATCGCCCCGATGAGCCAGTCGCCCTTCCGGACGACGGTTCCGTCGCCGAGGTCCCACGGTTCGCCACGCCAGATGTACGACTCGACGACCGTTGCGGCACCAACCGTTGAGTCCGGGCCGTGGAACAAGCCGACCTGGGCGCCCTTCTGGAGGAACCCCCAGGCGGCTTTCTCCAGTTCGGCCTCGGAGAAGAAGTCCCGGCCGCCGTCAGCGCCGCGGGCGATCCGCGGATCGGGGCCAGCCTGGTAGGCGATGCCGAGCACGTACCGCTGCTCGTCAGCCATGCGCGCCTCCCTCGGTGTCCAGGTGGCATCCGCAGTGCGGGTGGGCGGGCGGCGCGGTGTCGCCGCTGGGGAACTTCTTGCCTGTGGTGATCGGGCCTGCGGCTGCGTTGCCAGCGCAGGCGTCGCAGGCGTTGACGCCGTCCGTGATCCAGCGGCGTCGGGTCTTGGCCGCCTTCTCTACGTTCTCGACACCGAGGGCGGCGAGGACGAGTTCCAGGTCGGCGAGGAGCTCCGCGCGGACGGCCGGGTTCCCGGCGAGCAGTGCGGGGTCCCACCAGGCGATGGCCTCGACCTGGTCGCCGTCGGGGTCGTCCGGGTTGGAGATCTGATCCCGGCCGGTGAGTGGCACGCAAGACTCGGACGGGACTTGCCACACGATGCCCTGGTAGACGCCGTTCGGGCTGACCCAGATTCCGGTCTGCTGGCCGGGAGGCGGGATGCAGCCGGTCTCCTCGGCCCACTCCCGCCACGCGCCCATGAGTGGCGACTCGTCGCCCTCCAGATGGCCGCCGGGGAACTCCCACATGCCGCCCGCCGGATCCTCGGGGTCGAGGCAGCGCTGCAGCATCAGGACCCGGCCGGTGTCGGCCGCCTGCACCGCGAGACCGGCCACGGACACCTCGCCCGCGGCCTTCCTGACGGCGAGACGACCGTGCTGGTTCAGGCGACGGCCGCGGACCGGGTCGATGGCGCGGAACTGGAAGTCCCGCCACTTCCCGGCCTTCTGGCGTGCTTTGCGGAAGGAGCGGAACGCCGACAGTTCAGCCTTGGCGAGGTGCTCCCGGTCCTCTTCTTCGTCGTCCTGGTCGTGGCCGACGAGGTCGTAGGACGTGATCCCCGTCTCCGCAGTGATCCCCGCCGTCGGCGCGCCGTCCTTGGCCACCTCGGCCCCGGGGGCCTGGGCGACGGGCTGAGGCGGCGGCGCGTCGGGCATCGCCTGCAGGCCGTAGATCTGCTCCGCCAGCGGCTCGCCCTTGATCGGCGGCGTCGGCGTGACGCCCTCGACGCCGGCGAACACACTGTGGGGCAGCGGCGCACCCGGCTCGGGGGCCGCCGTAGACGGGTCGATCTCCCCGGCGACAGAAAGCAGCGACGCAAGGGGGATCGGCCCCGCGTGGGTCGTGAAGATGAAGCGGGGGATGGGCTGGCCGTCAGGCTCGGGCAGGCCGTAGCGCATCTCGCGGATGTCGGAGGCGCCGATGACGCCGAGCTCCAGGTAGATCTTGTCGGCCTGGGCCTGCTCGAGTCGGTCGGCCTGTTCCTCGCCGAGGTCGAACGCGAAGTCCAGCGGCAGCCCGAGGTCTTCCTGTAGGAACCCGGACAGGATGTGCTGGACATAGCGCAGCAGCGGCAGGTCACCGATGCGGTGCTGTACGTCGGCCTGAGACTCGCCCGAACTGCGGTTGACGGACTCGGTGAAGCCCATGTCGCTGGGTACGACATGGAACGCGGCGCACGTCTTCCGCATCAGGAACAGCGAGAAGTGGTCCTGGAAGTCCTTCTCGTTGGACCAGGCGACCTTGCTGCCGCCCGGCATCCACTTGATCTGCGCCTTCGCGGCCTGGTCGCCGAGCAGCCACGCGTCCCACGTCTCCTGGAACTGCTCGATCTGCTGCGGGGTCCACTCCTCCGGGGCGGTGGCGAACGCCTGCGGAATGTTGCCCTCGGTGAAGCGCTGCAGGAAGTACGCCTGGAACCGCAGGTCGGTGTTGGCGTTGAGGAGGATCGTCTCCAGCGGCGCCGTCCCATAAGGCGAGTTGGCGCGCTTCCGGAACGGCTGGTAGATCAGGTCGTCGCGGGTCAGCTGATCCCACGGCAGGCCGTTGACGTACTGGACGTAGGCCGGCGCGGGGACCTCGGGGATGTTGCCCCAGTAGTCCAGGAGCGGGGCGATGGTGGTGCCGTCGACGACGCGCAGGCCGATCGCCCGGCCGCCGCGGTTGCGGAGCCGGTAGAGGGCGCCGGCGTCGTAGGCGAGGATGTCGTACAGCCACGCCGCGAGCCAGGCGCTGAACGGCTGCTGCCGGTCGGGCTTGGCGAGCGCGGCCATGGCGACGGGGATCGCGTCGGTGATGTCGCCGCCGTAGCCGGACTTCGCGACGAGGTTCCAGTCGAGGGACCGGATCGAGTCGATGCGGTGCCAGATGCACATCTGGGCGACGTCGTAGGACTCGACGAGGCCGCGAAGGGTGTCGAACGCGACGCGCTCGTGCGTGCGCGGCCTGGTCGCGATGTTGTAGCCGGTCACATAGTTCTGCGACCGGGGGGTGCGCGAGTAGCCGTCGTAGGGGCCCAGGGGCTCGCCGGGCGAGAACGGCGACGCGGGCGTCATCTGCGACGCGATCTCGCCTGCCGTGATGGAGGCGGGGACGTTCGTGCCGTAGGTCTTGGCCAGGCGGCGGGGGTCGGGCACCGGGACCCCCTCACGCGGTTATCGGTTGTGGGCTCGGTGCGCTGCGTTGCGTGCGGCTTGGCGTGCCGCCACCGGATCCAGCGGGGCGGGTTTCGGCCCGGGAGTGACCGACGTGTCGGCGCCTGGCTCTTCGGTTGCAGCGCTGTGGACGACGGCCTCGGCCTTGCGGCGGGCGAAGTCGATCCAGGCCTGCGCGCCGGATCCGTCGAGGAGCAACTGAGCCAGGGCTTGGCTGGTGGCGTCGACCTGGTCGTCGTGCGCACTGTTCGGGAAGCCGGCGGCCTCGTCGACCAGTTCGTCGGGGTCGAACAAGGCGACCTCCGAGGAGGGCAGGAACACGTTGCCCGCTTCCAGGAAGGGGGAGACCGCGTTCGCTCGCGCGTACTTCGACTCGGTTGGCGTGACGGGCACGATGCCGGGGATCTTCGACTTCAGGGTGTCGATCACGGCGGTGCCGTTGGCCTTGTCCTCGACGAGTTTCGCGGTCGCTTCGGGCCAGCGGGCCGTGAGGGTCTTGAAGACCGTGAGCGTCTCGGTGAAGGTGAGACGCTTGCGGACCTGGTCCAGCAGGTACACGCTCGCGCCGCGCCGGGCCCAGACCTGGCCGACGACGTAGTCGCTGCTCTTGGTGTCCTTGAACGCCATGTCCCACGACATGATGAGCTGGTCGACTTCGGGGACGGTGTAGGCGTCGGGATGCTCGGGGTGCTGCGACCACAGCGGCGTCGAGTAGCGGCGCCACCAGGGCCGCTGCCACACGTTGCCTGTATCGGGCGATGGGCGGCCCTGGTAGAGGGCGTTGAAGACCCGGGTGCCAGCAGTGATGCGGATCGCTTCCCACTCGGCGGGAGTTCGGCCGCGGGCGGAGGTCAGCCATTCGCCGGGTTCCCGCCCGAGCGGGTCCGTCTCCCCCTTCGCCGGGTCGTGGTCCGCAAGGGCAGGGATGTTGACGACCCGCCATCGGTGGCCGTCCTCCGCAGCTAGGAGACGTCCGGCGAAATCGTCCTCGTGCCAGCGTGTCATGATCACAATGACGGGGGCTCCAGGAGCCAGCCGAGTGGAGCCGACGGACTGCCACCAGCCCCACACCCGGTCGCGGTAGTACGCCGAGTCGGCCTGCTCCTTGTCGGAGAACGGGTCATCGACGACCAGGGCGTCCAGCGGGCGACCGGTCAGTCCGGAGCCGATACCGACGCACACGACACCGCCGCGGTGGCCGGCGAGCTGCCAGCGCTTCGCGGAGCCGTAGTCGCGGGCGATCTGCAGGCCGATGTCGAAGGTGCCCTCGTCGCCGTCGTTGTTGCTGATCCAGTTCCGAATCTCGCGGCCGAAGGTCTCGGCGAGGGACTGCGAGTAAGAGGCGATGCCCATGCGGCGCTCGGTGTTCTTGGTGAGCGCGTAGAGGGTACCGGTCTGAGTGACGCGGCGGCTCTTGCCCTCCTGTGGCGGCATGGAGACGATCAGGCGTGCGCCTGGGGTGGTGTAGGCGCGCATGATCTCGCGGTCGATCAGGTCCAGTGCGGGGGTCTGGACGGTGTCGCTGTCGACCAGCGTGGCCAGATCGCCCGGGGTCTCCCACTTGGGGCCGCGGGCCCGCCGTGCTGCGCGGAGCTCCTCGGCCCTAGTCTGCAGGTCCCGCAGTTCTCTCAGCTTCTGCAGCTTCGTGCTCAAGAGCGGCGAGCTGCTGTTCAGCGTCGATGATGGCTTGGTTGAGGGCATCGATCGTGAACACCCCCTCCAGGCGCGTCGGCGAGTCCATGCCTCGGAGCTTCGCTACCTGGGCTGCGATCTTCAGGAGGCGGTCGGCGGCGGCGAGGTTCGGGCCGCGGTCCAGGAGCGGTTCGCCGGTGATTGGGTGCTCCGCGATGCGCCCGCTGGCAGACACATGGAAGTGCTCGCCCCGGAAGATCTTGTGGATCTCTTCGGCGAGGTACTCCAGCTCCATGAGCTGTTCCTCGCGGTAGACCTCGACGGCGGTGTCCTGCCGGGCTACGGACTGCTGGAGGACTCGGGAGAAGTCTTTGGTGGCGTCGTGGACCGTCTTGTAGCCGAGCTCCTCGTAGAAGTCCACGTAGGGGACTTTGCGGCGCCGGTACTCGACGAGCTTGGCGCGGCGGTCGGCGACCTTCGCCATCTCGCCGCGGTTCAGGCGGGCCATGTGATCCCCCCGTCTACTTCTCGTACCAGTTCCAGCTGCCGCTGATGCGGGCTGGGGTGAGGTTGAGCTTGGAGTACTGGCCGACGATGGTCTGGGTGGTGGCGCCGTTGATGTGCTCGCCGGAGGCGGCGGCGACGGTGACGGTGTTGCCGGAGGCGTCGAGGCGGATGATCGTGAACTTGTTCGGGGTCCACGCCGCGCTGATCAAATTGAGGGTGACGTTGCCTGCGGTGGCGTCGACGAAGATGGTCTCGTCGAGGACCGTGACCGCGTACGGGGACGACGCCGAGGTGACCGTGGTGGTGACCGAGCCCTGCTGGCCGTTG